GCGCACAAATCATCGGTTATGGTGCTCGGTACGCTGGTGGCGTTCTCGGTAAGCGAGCCGGTGCCGCAGCTGGATCAGCAGCACGGAAAGCCGGTAGCGCAGTTGGTAGTTATGCGTTAGGCGGAAAACACTCTTCACGACGGGCTGCCGCTAGCCGAGCAGCAGGTAAAGTCGATCAAGGCCGAGCCGCTGTTAGTGCACTAGCAGACGCTTATCGGACTCGTCGTAAGTACCAGGGTCGGCATGTTTCTCGTGGCGCCCACGCCGCACACTTCGCTTACGACAGCCCCGGCGAAGCGCTGTACCACTTCGCACTCGACCCCTACGGTCGGTACGCCATCTTGTAACTGATAGAAAGTAACAACGCTCTTGTCATTTACAGAAAAACTGAAACACGCTTGGAACGCATTTCGTGATCCCCCAACATCTGCACCATCGAATGTTGGGGGTTGGACACAATACAGCCCTTCAAGGCGTTTTTTGAGTTTTACTGGTGCTGACCGTTCGTTTGTGAACTCTATCATTACTCGCATGGCTATTGACGTAGCTTCTGTTGAGTTTTTACACGCTCGTACTGATGAGAACGGCGGCTATCTGGAGACCATACCATCTGGACTTCAGAACTGCCTTAACATCGAAGCAAACACAGACCAAGCCGCGCGCGCTTTTAAACAGGATCTAGCTATTACTCTGTTTAAGAAGGGTGTTGCGGCTGTGGTTGCCGTCGAGACTGATATTTCACCACTGAAAACTGGCGGTTTCGACATCAAATCGTTACGTGTTGGGGAGATCGTTAACTGGTATCCTCAGCACGTAATGGTTGACTTGTATGACGAGCGTGACGGACAACATAAACAAATCACTTTGCCAAAGAGTACTGTTGCGATCATTGAAAACCCGCTCTATGACATCATGAACGAACCGAACAGCATGTTCCAACGACTTGCTAAAGCTCTTCGTATGATGGACGGGATCGAAGATGATCTCAGCAGTAAGAAATTGGATGTGATTGTCCAACTTCCATACGTTGTGAAAGGCGAGAATCGTCGTCAACAAGCGGAGAACCGCATTCGTGATATCGAAATGCAGCTCCGCAAGACTGACTTCGGTATTGCCTACGTTGATGGCACGGAGAAGATCACACAATTAAACCGTGCCGTCGAAAGCAACATCCTTCCAAGGATCGAATGGCTCACAAAGCAAGTGCAAGCTCAGTTAGGCTTGACGACTGAGATTCTAGACGGTACAGCAGCTGAAACAGCGTTGTTGAACTATCAGAATCGCATCATCAAGCCGGTAGCTGACAGTATTGCAGAAGAGTTGTCTCGAACCTTCCTCACCAAGACTGCACGTACTCAGCGGCAGACGGTATTGTACCTTCGACGTCCATTCGATCTCGTACCGATGGAGAAGATCGCTGACATTGCGGACAAGTTCACTCGGAATGAGATTCTGTCTGCCAACGAGATTCGTGCAATTATCGGTATGCGCCCATCGACTGATCCCAAGGCTGACGAGCTGTACAACGCTAACATGCCTTACGAAGATGGTTACCCGGGTGATGAGGAGGAAGAAGAGGGCATGGAAGACCCATACGCTCAGCAGGAGGAGTACCCACCAGAGTACGATCCCGAACAGTATCAGTAGCTCAAAATGGAAAGGAAACTATGCGACCAGACTTTAGCGGGTATGCTACTCGCGCTGGTATTCGGTGTTCTGATGGTCGCACTATTCTACCTGACGCCTTCAAAGACAACGACGGCAGTACGGTACCATTGGTGTGGCAACACGGACACCATGACCCCGACAACGTGCTTGGGCATGCCGCCCTAGAGAATCGGGAAGATGGGGTTTACGCTTATGGCTTTTTCAACCATACAGCGAAAGCCCAGAATGCAAAACAACTAGTTCAACATGGTGACATCACGAGTCTTTCGATCTACGCAAATCAATTGGTCGAAAAGGAAAAGCATGTGATGCACGGACAAATCAGGGAGGTTAGCCTAGTGCTATCAGGAGCCAACCCAGGCGCAAAGATTGATAATGTGGTCCTCCGTCATAGCGATGGCGAAGAGACTGAATTGCAAGACGAAGCGGTCATTTACGGCGGTACGCTGTCGCACGGTGACGGCTACATCATGCATGACGACGATGACGAATCCGAAGACATTCAAGCAGTCCTCGACGGCTTGACGCCGGAACAACAGGAAGTCGTCGGAGCCCTGCTTGAAAACGCAGCTGCTCAAGGCTATGAAGCTGGTGTCGAAGACGCCGTTGACGAAGACGACTTCTACGATGAGGATGAAGGCGAGTACGAATACGACAACTACGACGATAATGATTACGACTACGAAGAGGATGACTTCGAGCCAGAAGAACTCGCACAATACGATTACAACGGAGACGCATACATGGGTAATGTATTCGACCAAGGCCGACTAGCCCCGAGTGGTCGCCGGCCTGTTTTGTCTCACTCGGACATGGCCGATGTGTTCAAAGATGCCCAGGAGGTGGGCTCGCTCAAGGAATCCGTACTGTTCCACGCTGACCAGTTCGGTATCACCAATATTGACCTTCTGTTCCCACAGGCTAAGGACTTCCAGAACAAGCCGGAGTTCATTAAGCGTCGGACAGAATGGGTCGATGGTGTGATGAATGGCGTTACCAGTGCTCCGTTTACTCGGGTTCGTTCGGTACACGCAGACATCACCCAAGATGAAGCCCGAGCCAAGGGTTATATCAAGGGTACGATGAAGAAGGACGAGTTCTTCGAGCTGAAGAACCGCTCCACCGGTCCGACCACGGTGTATAAGCGCCAGAAGGTGAACCGGGACGACATGCTGGACATCACCACCTTCGACGCCGTGGCTTGGATCAAGGCTGAGATGCTGCTGATGCTCCATGAGGAAATTGCTTCGGCAATCCTGTTTGGCGACAACCGCGATATCGAGTCCCCGGACTATATCAACGCCAAGAACATCCGTCCTATCGCTACGGATCATGAGTTCTTCACCCATCGTCTTGAGATTGCTCAAAACGATATTGGTACTGACGCCATGATCGAGCTTATCGACACCAGCCGGCATTTCTACAAGGGTTCTGGTCAGCCAGCACTCTATACCACCGAGTCTGTCCTCGGTAAGCTGCGCTGGATCAAGGACAAGGATGGTCGTCGGATTTACCCCAACGATCAGGCTATTGCAGATGCCATGCGTGTCTCGAAGATTGTCACTGTCGAAACCATGGAGCGGGTCCCGAACCTGGTTGGCCTTATCGTCAACTTGTCGGATTACCAGGTTGGTACCGACCAGGGTGGTAAGCTCGGTATGTTCGACCAGTTCGACATCGACTACAACCAGCACAAGTATCTGATTGAAACTCGTATGTCGGGTGCGCTGGTTCGGGCCAAGTCCGCTATGGCTCTGTGGAAGACCGGTTCGCCTGCTGCTACTGGTGACGCCCCCGACAACAAGCTAGACCCGAGTCGTCTGCTAGCTGACCAGCGTCACACCAAGAAGGCTGGCGGCGGTACTCCGCCCCCCGCCCAACCGCCAGGACACTAAGCTCAAAATGGGAAGGTTGAATCATGACACGCTTTAGTGGCGCTGTCGGATTCGGCGAGCCTATCGAGATCGACGAAGGTGTATACGACGTGAAGGTAACTGAGCGTCAAGCTTTTGGCGACGTCGTTCGATCATACCGCAATAATCAAGACGTTGGTAAACTTAACGCCAATGTAAATTTTGATATGGCGGTATCCGTCGTCGCCGACGACTACCTCAAGGATCATTTAGATCTAGCCGTCTATGTTCGTTGGGGTACTCTGTATTTAGCAGTTACGTCTGTGGAGATGAATCATCCACGCATCACTCTTACGCTGGGAGGTGTGTGGCATGGACCGAAGGCGGAACTTACACCTTAAGCTTGAACAGATAGCGGGGGCTGGTGTACCTGTGTTGTATCAGCCCCCGTCGATGCATAAGCTCACGTATCCGTGCATACTCTATCAATACGACGGAACTGGGGTGAAACACGCTGATAACAAAAAGTATCATCGTGCTAGCCGCTATCAAGTCACTTTGATTGCGCGCAAACCTGATCCGGCTCTTGTTGAAGAGATTTCCAACATGGAATATTGTACGTTCCAACAATGGTTTGCTAAAGACGGCTTGAACCATTACGTCTTTAGTATCTACAATTAAGGAGAACTAATGGCCAAACTAACATGGGACAACGTTGGCGAACGTAAGTTCCAGACTGGTGTAAACAAGGGTGTTCTCTACCCTTATAACGCTACACAGAAGACCTACGCCGCTGGTGTCGCGTGGAATGGTCTTACCAAGGTCACGGAAAGCCCTTCTGGTGCTGAAGTCACCGATATTTACGCTGACAACATCAAGTATCTTGGTTTGATGTCTGATGAGAAGTTCGGCGGCACCATCGAGGCTTACACCTACCCCGACGAGTTCGCAGCTTGCGACGGTTCGGCTACGGTTGGTGGAGCTTTGGTGACGCAGCAGACCCGTAAGATGTTCGGTTTCTCGTGGCAGACTCGGATCGGTAACGATACTGAGGGTGTGGATTTCGGCTATGACATTCACATCGTGTGGAGTGCCCTAGCGAAGCCCTCGTCCAAGGATCACAGCACGATCAACGATTCGCCCGAGGCTGTTACGATGTCTTGGGAGATTTCTACCACTCCGGTGTCATTCAAGGGTGACGGCGAGTTCAAGGACCTCAAACCGACGGCTCACCTCATCATCCCGTCCAAGACCGTGAAGAAGGAGAACCTAGCCGAGCTGGAGAAGAAACTGTATGGTACCGAAAACGATCCGCCTACTCTTCTCAGTCCCGAAGAAGTTCTCACGATCGTGAAGAAGCCGTAACATGACGCTAGAACTTGATATCGTTACTCGTCATGACTTCGACGGTACTCGGAATCGGTTCTTGCCAGTGACGATCCACCTCAAGATGTGTCACAGTCTCGTCAGCATCTCAAAATGGGAAGAGAAGTACCAACGACCCTTTCTAGTGAGTGACGATGACAAGACACAAGAAGAGCTGCTGGATTACATTTCGATGATGGTCGTTAACGAACTACCTCGCAAAGCTGTCGATGAAGCTATTTCCGCCATTACAGCAGAGCAGATGAGTCTCGTTAACGACCACATCGCCTCACGAGCCAGTGCTACTACGTTTTCGGACAGTGGTGCTGGCTCTTCGTCAACTGAGATCATCACCTCAGAGCTTATCTACTACATGATGTTCGCTAATGGTATCTCGAAGGAATGCGAGACGTGGCACATTAATCGCCTACTCGCATTGATTCGTATCTTTGGCATTAAGAACTCGCCTGAGAAATCTAAGAAACTTTCACAAGCTGAGATCATGGCTCGTAACCAGAAACTCAACGCTGAGCGTCGAGCACAGTGGGGGACGAGCGGATGACAAAGCTGAATTGGGACGATCGTTTTTTCACAGAGGGTTGTAGCCGAGGTGTACTATACCTTAGCGAATTTGCAGTGAAAGCTTGGGCATGGCATGGGCTTATCTCTGCCACCGAGACACGCAAAGCTGAGATGACATCGTTGTACTACGAAGGTCGAAAATGGGGCGCCATCGCTGGCAACGTCGAGCGAGAACTGAAGATTAGTTGCTATACTTATCCGCCAGTGTTAGACCAACGCATGGGCATCGTGCCTAAAGCTGTTGGTATCTACGCTGATGAAGGTCGACCACAGACATTCGGGTTTACGTTCCAGTCGCTAGATAGTAACGGTCATCGGCATGTGCATGTGTATCCAAATCTGTTAGCCAACCCATCTGAGCGAGAACACCGTACCATCAAGGAAACCCGCGATCCGCAGACGATAGGCTTCGACTGCCAAGTAGTTCCACAGAGTTTTAAGGGTGGTGATTACGTCGCTCCGTATTTTCGGATCGACCTAGATTCCCTAGATGCGGAAGACTTGAAAACAGCAACGGATGCACTATACGGCTCAGACACTGGCGATGCCTCTATGGAAAAAGTTCTGAAGTTCATCGTCGATAAGATGGGCGGTAAGCCAAAGTGGAATCCGCAATCCATTGACCAAAATCAGTGGGAGTTTGATAGCGCCGAGGGTAACTTCAGGTGGATCAACGAAGCTGATGGCGAGTTTGAGATTGATATTTAGGAGCACCTATGGCTAAAATTGTAACACTTACTAAAGGGGGAATCGAGAAACTCATCAAAGCTGCTGGGACAGTTTCTCCGACATCGCAGAAATTAGCTCAGTATGATGGGAACGGTTGCCTTGCTACTAATGATCCTCGTTTCGCTTTAGACTGTGTGAACAAATCATACCTCGATACCCGGTTGAACGGTCTCGGCGGAGGCGGCGGAACAGGAACTAGCACTCCGACCCCTAATGCTGTTGCTGCCTACGATAGTAACGGTGTACTTCGTTCCACCCCTAAACCTGAAGGGCAAAACTGGGTTAACAACAACGACGTGGTTACGTTTAGTGATCTCAAGAACCGACGGGTGAACGACGCATACCAAGAATTTCTAGATCTTAAAAAAGCCACTGTTGCTTTCGTAGCTAAAATGACTGCATACGATCCAGTCACTGGTGGTCGCGTCGATTTACCTGCCCCAGATACTAACGAGTTTCCGTGGATTCGACGGACGACTGGTAACGGTGGCGGACATGAATATGTACTTGACACCGGTAATGCCTATGTTATCGAGATGGCGATGTATGGCAAGGCGTATTTTCAATCTTACGACATGTTTGCTAACGGAACTGGTTTTTGGAACCTCACCACACCAAATGGTGAAAAGTGGAAATCCGAACAGTCTATTCTCTTCCGCAAAGGTGGCCAACCGAACGTGTGGCTTAGTCACAACGGATGGGTAAAAGAAGCAGCCGGCATCGCTATTCTTCGCATTACTAAGATTCCTGGTATTACCATCTAATGTTCAAGATTGAAAAATCCGGTGACCTTACCAAAACCTTCGACTTTCTCAAACGTATGTCCTCTGACGAACTCTTTCAAAGCCTCAGCCGCTATGGTCAAAAAGGCGTGAAAGCTCTATCGGCTGCCACGCCGCAAGACACGGGGAAGACTGCTTCGTCTTGGGAGTTCAAGGTCAAAATGGGAAGGAAACCCAGCATCACTTGGTACAACACCAATGTGGTGAATGGGTTCAAGGTCGCCGTCGGTATTCAAATCGGTCACGGCACCTCTGGGGGCGGCTATGTCCAAGGGATTGACTACATCAACCCCGCATTACGCCCCCTGTTTCAAGAAATTGCTAACGAAGTTTGGAAGGAGGTTACCAGCTAATGGCGACCATCGACGAGCGCGTCGTTGCGATGAAATTCGATAACACGCAATTCAAGGCTAAGTCGCAAGAGACTATCGCCGATTTACAGAAACTAGAGTCAACCATCGACTCTGGAGCTACGAAGAATCTCGGTAGCGCTTTAGGTTCGACATTTTCAAACGCCTTGAGGGTGGTCGATTCGTCAACGGGTGGTATTCTTTCCAGTCTGGGCCTCATACAGAAGTCAGCGTCAGATGTGGACATGTCTGGACTGTCTAACAGCGTGGAGGACGCCACAAGTAAATTTTCTATGTTGGAGAATATTGCTGTTGGCGCACTCCACAACATCGGTGCCAAGCTGGCCGACAGTGGTTTGAACGTAGCGAAAGCATTTACCGTTCAAGGTGCTATGGATGGGTTCAAAGAGTATGAACTACAGATTAACTCAGTTCAGACTATTCTTGCAAACACCCAATCTAAGGGTAGCACTCTTGCAGACGTTAACAAAACCCTTGATGACTTAAACGCCTACGCTGACCGAACCATCTACAACTTCGGCGAGATGACCAAGAACATTGGTACGTTCACCGCTGCTGGTGTTGGCTTGGAAGACTCGGCCAAAGCAATCAAGGGTATCGCTAACTTGGCTGCTCTGTCTGGTGCAAACTCAGAAAAAGCTTCCAGCGCTATGTACCAGTTATCCCAGGCTATTGCTGCTGATAAAGTCGGCTTGGAAGACTGGAACTCTGTGGTGCACTCCGACATGGGCGGCGAGATATTCCAGAAGTCTTTGTTTGACACGGCAAAGGCTATGGGCACACTCAAAAACGCGGGTAACATGACGTTCGAGGAATGGACCAAGAACTATAAACCATTCCGAGAAACCTTAGCTGACGGATGGCTCACCGGTAAAGTCCTCACCAAAACTTTGGAGAAATTTACGGGAGATCTGAGTGACGAACAACTCCGTGAACAGGGCTACACTGAAGAACAGATTGCCTCCATCCAAAAGCTAGCACAAACAGCTAATGGCGCGGCTCAGGACGTTAAGACTTTCACCCAGATGATCGGTACCATCAATGAATCAATTGGTTCGGGCTGGGCCCAGTCTTGGCGTATTATTATCGGTGACTTCGAAGAAGCCAAAGTTTTGTGGACTCGGGTTAGCAAAGTCATTTCTGGTGCTGTAGACCAATCAGCCAAAAGTCGTAACGAACTACTCCAAGGCTGGAGCGATGCAGGTGGGCGTACCATCGTCATTGATTCTTTGGTACGAGTATTCAACGGCTTGTACAGCATAGTAGGGCAAGTGGGTCGTGCTTTCTCTCAGATATTCCCGCCCATGACTGTCGCTCAGGTGATGAAGCTCACACGAAGTTTCGAGGACCTGTCCTACAAACTAACACCTTCTATCGAAACTGTTGTGAATCTCGGCAGGACGTTCAAGGGTTTCTTTGCATTACTACACATCGGTTGGTCGTTAATTAAAGCTGTCGGCTCTATGATAGCTAAGATTTTCGGTGCTTCTGGTGGTGCAGCTGGCGGGTTACTCTCAATGACAGCTTCGCTAGGCGACTTCCTGGTGAAGCTCGATGAGAGCATTCAAAATGGGAAGCTGTTTGAGAACATCTTCGGTAAGGCCGGCACTTTCATAGCTGGTGTATTCGAGTGGATCGGTAAATCGGTCGATGACACCAGCGTGGCCTGGGGTAAATTCCTAGACTTCGTTCATAAAGTAACAAACGGTCTCATCAAGATTTTCAACATCCTCACCTCCGGTAAGTATAAAGACGGTACTTTCATGGGGTTGAAGAGTGATGCTGGCTTCATCAAGTTCCTCATCAAGGTTCATGATTTAGTCACGTCGTTTATTGACAAGATCAAATCGTTCTCGTTTCTTGACTGGTTCAATGTTAGCGCTGGTATCGGTGGCGTGGGTATTTTGGCCCTCTTCGCTAAGATCGTATCCCAACTGAAGGCTATCATGGCCTTGAAGGAAAAGATTCCGTTCTTGAATGGTGAGGGGATCAAGGGACTCTTCGCTCTGCTCCGCGGTGGCGGAGGTGATGGAGATGAGAAGGGTGGTAAAGATGCTCCTGGTATCGTTGACCAGCTCACTGGTGCATTTGAGAAGATGCAACAGGCCCTCAAAGCTCGTGCCCTACTTCAAATCGCTGCTGCTATCTTGGCCTTGGCTGCGGCTGTTCTTATTCTGTCGTCAATTGACGGTGGAAAGCTAGCCCAAGCCACCGCTGCGGTTGGCGCTCTCATGGCGGAGTTGATGCTAGCCTTAGCGGGCATGACGTTCCTCACCAAGGGGAGCGGTTTTGTTAAGTTGGCTGGTATCGCTGGCGCCATCGTTGCTATTTCGGCTGCAATAGTTATTCTCGCTGGCGTCATGAAACTCATGTCCAAGATGTCATGGGAGGAGATTGGTAAAGGTCTCGCTTCTATTGGCGGGGCGTTTCTCATTATTGCTATCGGCACAAAACTTATGCCAGCTAAGTTATTGCTTGGCACGGCGTTTGCTCTGGTACCGATGGCTAATGCTATCGCCATTCTCGTTCATGCCATTGGCGATGTCTCGAAGTTATCGTGGGAAGAGATCGGTAAAGGTCTCACCGCGATAGCTGGTGCAATGTTGCTTATGGCTGGGACATTACGTCTTATCCCGACCAAGACGGCGTTTCTGTTAGGTCTCACGCTTAACGCATTTGCTGGCTCGATGGTTGTTTTAGCCTCAGCCATAAAGAGCTTTGGCGAGATGCAGTGGGATGCTATCGGTCGTGGCCTAGCTGCTATGGCTGGTGGTTTACTCCTCATGGTCGGGGCATTTCGACTCATGCCGGCTACCGGTGGTGTTGTCGCCGCTGCTGGTATTTTCATCATGGCGAACGCTTTGGTTGTTATGGCGCAGGCATTTAATATGTTTGGCACCATGTCGATCGAATCCATCGCCCACAGTCTCGTTGCTGTGGCTGTTGGGTTGTTGTTGATGGTCGGCGCCGTGAAGTTAATGCCCGACACGGGTGTATTCGCTGCTGTGGGTATTTTGGTCATGGCGAATGCTCTCGTTATCATGGGACAAGCGCTCACCGCTATCGGAGGTTTGTCGATCCGTCAAATTGTGAAGGGTTTGATCGGACTCGGCGGAGCTATGGTAATTCTGGTAGCCGCGGCAAATCTCATGAACGGCGCTCTTGCTGGTGCCGCAGCTATGGTTATTGTCGCTGCTGCTATCACACTGATGGTTCCGCCTCTCGTGACCCTCAGCAAGCTCACAGCAGGACAAATCCTTACGGCATTATTAGGCCTAGCAGGTGCGTTTACCGTATTGGGTGTTGCCGCGGCTTTGATGACGCCGTTACTACCATCCTTATTAGGTCTAGCTGGAGCTGTCGCCCTTCTTGGCCTAGGTACATTAGCCGCTGGTGTGGGATTAACGGCTCTCGCAGCAGGTCTTGCAACACTTGCGGCGGTTGGAGCGTCTGGTGTAGACGGTTTAGTGAATTTGCTGCTGTTTATTCCGAAACTGTTCAAAGCTGTTGCCCTAGGACTGGTTGATTTCCTTGGGGCATTAGCTGAACACGCGGGTGGACTCGGTAAATCCATGGTGATTCTCTTCACCACCATGTTCGGAGCGTTAATCGAGTCTGGCACGCAACTCATGCCGAAGATGATTGACTTTATCGTCACACTCATCTTAGCATTACTTGACGCTGCGGATCGTACCGTTCCAAAGTGGATCGAGACATTCACGCATCTGATGATCGAGGGTTTGAATGCTATCCGTATTCTCACTCCATTGATTGTTCAAACGGGCGAAGATGTCTTCATGGCGTTTATTGACGGCATTAACGACCTCATCCCAAGGATGGCCGAGTCGGGTCAGAACGCCATATTGCGAATGCTTGATGGTGTCAACGAGTTCTTGCCTCGTGCGATCGACATGGGCGTTACCATCATTTGGAACTTCCTAGACGGTATTGAACGGGCTCAGTATCTCATCACTAACAAGATGTTTGATACTGCTGTCAACATGATTAACAATCTTGCTGACGCTATTCGCCGAAACAAGGAACCACTCCAAGAAGCTGGGCATAATTTAGCGTCAGCATTATTGGAGGGCATGTTTGACGGTATAGCTAAGAACGCACAGAAGGTTTTGGATTCATTGTCCTCCCTAGGTAAGCGGATGCGTAACGTCACTGCCGCGGTTCTTGGTATTCATTCGCCATCTCGGGTGTTCCGTGAGTTCGGTATGTTTACCATGCTGGGTCTAGCCGGGGGCATCAACGCTAACGCTGAGAAACCAATCGGTGCATCGCAAGGTGTTGCCGAGTCGTTGATTTCTATTGCTCGAAATGTTCTTGGTATTCAGTCACCAAGCCGGGTTTTTCACGGTATTGGTGAGAACGTTAACCAAGGCATGGCCCGGGGCATTGATGATTCTGCCAAGGCGCCTCAGCAGGCTTTGAGTAATAACCTCGATCGTATGATTGCCATTACGGACGATAAAGGTGCTCAAATTGCGAAGGCTGGCGGGTCGTTTATTGATACTCTGTATGCGTCTTTGAGTGAGACTGATTTCTCGAAACGGATGGGCGGTATTTTCTTCGAGGCAGAACGTAAGCGCGACGAAGCCATCGCCGCGAAACGACAGAAGTACGAAGAAGAGACCGAGAAACTCCAAGAGGAAATCGAGCAAGCGGAAGAAGCGGCTGAAAAGGCTCGTGAGGATGCTAAGAACGCCGAGGAGGACGCAGCCAAGATTGCTGCCGACGCCAAGAAGGATGCTACAGCAAAACGACGAGCTCAGCAGAAGGCTGAACGAGCCAAGAAGAACATCGCTAAAGCCGATAAGAAGTACCAAAAAGCTCTGGAGAAGGCATCCAAGCTGGAAGCAGAGCGGATTGGCTTCGAGACCGGTGAAGTGTATGGCGAAGCGATGGCCGACGGCATCGAGAGCAACAAAGACCGCATCAAGACCTTGGTGGAATACATCATGGATGAGCTCACGGCAGAGCAACAGAAGCTGAAGACCAAGGTCGATAACGTGGTGAACGTTTTCGACGGTATCAGCAAGATCAAGTCCTCTGTCACGAGTATTACCGATGCCGCTAAAGATTTCGTGCGTGCATTTAACCGTATGCGCAACGCTTCGAGTGACCGGTCATTCAAACGCAACCTCGGGTATATGCTGGATTCGGTTGTCCAGATGGGCCAAGGCGTCGGTGGGATTATTGACACATTCAGTAAATTCTCACCGATGCTGAAGATCCTACTGACGAATTTCGAGTCTACATTACCCGCGATTGCTGCTATGGTACAGCCGTTTGCGCCCATGCTTGCTCAAGCTTTAGGCGGTGGTTTAGCTAGTGCGGCGGCTGCTATTACGGGTCCGACGGGGTTAATCATCGCTGGGCTAGGCGCATTATTTGTCTTCTTGAAAGATCAAGCGGATAATCGCAAGATCATGAAGACATTTATGTCGCTCTGGACCGGTTTGATTGATTTCCTGAAGACCTTGCCTAGCCGGTTGACTGGTTTCGTCAAGACCATGCTGAAGGGGCTTATTCAGACCATTAAGGACCTACCAACTCTGATAGGAACCCTGGTGAATAGCCTGGTTGAGTTATTTGTTGTGCTCCTAGGGGAGTTACCCAAGAGTGGTGGTGATATCATTGCTGCTCTGGTGAAGGCTCTTATTTGGATTGTACTCAACTCACCACGGTTATTTGTCGATCTTGCTACTGCAATCGTCGAAGCTCTCGCTAATGGGCTTTCACGGGCGTTCGTAGCACTGATTGATTTCCTGGTGAACCCGTTCAAGTGGTTGCATGACCGTGCGAAGTCCACATCCGACATGGATGACGTTGGGACGCATATTCTTCAGACACTATGGCAAAGTTTAGTCCGTCTGGGCGCTGCGATGTTGCAGTTACTGCTTTCACCATTTCGTGCTTTGAAGCGGCTTATTTTCGGGGAGCTCGATCTTTCTGAAGCAGGCGGCAACATGGTGCAAGGTTTGGTGAATGGTGTGCGTAATCGTATCACCAGCGCTGTTGAATCTGCACGGGGTCTTGGGTCGATGGTTATTAATGGTTTCAAGAGCGTTCTCGGCATTCACTCGCCGTCGACGGTCTTCCGTGAGTTCGGCTATTTCCTTGTCAAGGGTCTAGCGGATGGCATGGACGACCAGGAGACCATTCAAGGCGGTGTGGGTACGATGAAAGACGCCCTCATGCGAGCTATGGACGAGATTGAGGATAATTTCAACTCTGATATTTCTCCCACCATCACCCCCGTGGTGAATCTCGACCAGGCCAAGCGTGATATGGACGCCTTGAACCGTTATATCCCGATCAACAACACATATTCCGAAGCAGCTAAAGCGTCGACGGAGGTCGATACCGCCGCTGACGCCAAGGCTGCTGGAGATACGAACATTACGAACATCGAATACGTCCAGAACAACACTTCGCCGCAAGCGTTGTCAACGTATGAGATTTATCGTAATACCCGGAAACAATTAGAAGACCTCAAGAAAAGGAATCCTTAGATGATTGAACAGATCACGTTACAGCAGCGCGCTGAACTTTTAAACGTGAACTGTTTCTCTCCCACGGTTATCTTCTCTCAAGGTGCGCCGAGTAACATTGCGAAGTCGGACTCGGCAGTCATCGTAAGCGCCACTGGTTTGGCAACGCTGGATTTTGCATTTAGCAAGACTCAGCGGCCCGCCGGTGGCGCTTTCTTGGGTGGTGGACGTACCGCGGACCGAGAAATTGTACTAACAATTCGACCGAATGATATTTACGAAGCTAAGACCATTCTTAACCAGATGATGGGGTGTCAACACCGTACCAAAACCAACATACATGTATTATATAGTGGTGTATGGTTTAACGGGTCTGGGTATATTTCTAAAATTGAAGGCGCACTATTCGATAAAGATCTAGACATCAAGATCACGTACACGATGGGCGACCCTTTGTTTTATGCCAGCGCAGACGCGCCATTTGATGTTTCTTTTGACCCATCGTCCGAAAATAAAAGATATCTTGGCAAATTACTAAAGCCTCGTACCCCAAAGGACGTAACATACAAATCGCCTTGCAAAATTAGTGTTAAATTTCCATGGGGCAAAAGGAGTTTAAAAGATTTACGAAAGCTACAAATAGGCTTACTTCGTGACGACGTTCTACCGTACATCGAGTATGATGTTAACGAAAACTACGCTGGCTCGTGGAGCGATCAAATATCGGACGGGGTGACACCAGTATATAGTTTGAATGGTTTGGATCGAACAGTGACATGGGACCCTGCGATATTGAACTATTCGACTAATGGTAACATGGTGCAAAAAGCGGGGCGATCTCTGATTTTTCCTTATGTGTGTTTCGGAACCGACGTCTTGTATGTACGTTGCTATTTCGCATCCAACGCCAACGCATATTTCGAAGTAGAAGCCTCATACGTAAAAACCAGGAGCGGGTTCTGATGCATCCAGTTATTCTGGGTAATGATTTTTCACCGGAAAAGCCTATTTACGATTTTAAATCGTTCGTGTTCACTGAGCGTTTCCAAGATCATGGAGACTTCCAATTGATTAGTACCGATGATGGCATTCTCCAAGGTGATCCCTTATTAAGACCGGGGAAAATGATCGTGGCGTCTAACAGTGCTACACCAATGATGACTACCAGTATTGACGTCCGCATTGACGACAACGGCGGTGTGGAAACGACGTACAAAGGTAAAACGCTGGACTACCTATTCACACATAGGCCTTGCGTAAAAGAAATTCGTGACAAAACCTACATGGATGCGGAGTATAAAAACGGGTGGGAGTTTGGGGATAAAGACGGCAATGAACGTCTCAATTGGATGACCGTATGGAAAGAACTATTTACTGTAGCATCGAGTAATTACGGTCATAAAGAGTTAGATTTCCTTAAACTGCCTTTTGAACCTATCATATACGGCGATCAAATAGGGTTCATTTGGCACTATCAAGTTTATGCGACTTTTGATGGTGGTACTTCGATGTGGGAAGCGTTTAAACGTATTATGGAAAACAATAATTCCACCATACGTTTTCAAGCCCCGCCTTTTGCTGTGAACGAATGGTGGCAATATTACCCCTGGCCCAGTGACCATTTTAAGTGTTTTCATTATCGAGGCCAAGATCGTTCCGACTTCATTATATTTGACACCTTCGACGATTCGTTACTAAAAGGACAGTTGAGTGTTAATATCGAGAACGTAAAAAACGCGGTGATATTTTCCAACGAGGATCACACTTGGGTCGCTAAATCTTTCAACGCTTGGGGTCAGTACGCCCATGTGAGTTATGCTACCGAAAACATGGCTAAACAATCCGATTACGATTGGGAAAAAACCGTAGAAACCCGTATTTACCAAGAACCATACAAAACACTGTCGTCTGGTTTTAATTTATCCGTGGAAGTAGCGCCTACTAGTGGTTCTATGAAGCGATACGGAACGCCTTCAGACGAAAACACTTTTGAAACCAAAAAACGAGATGAATATTGGCTTGGGGATCTTGTCGGTGTTCAAGTCCCTTACTTCACTTCTGTCTTGGGCGTCGATCGCATTCTCGCTCGGGTGACCGAATTTACGCGAATCGAAGACGAAACAGGTTACCGCGAATACCCATCGTTAGCCTATTGCGATTATAAATTCCGAACCGATTTACAATCTCCTTGGGCTATAAAAAAGGATACGAAGTACGATTGGAACTGATATATGTCTTGGCTTGAACTGTCGAGCACAATTATGGTCGCGGTGTTTGGTTCGAGCGGATTGTGGGCTTTTATAGCTTCCCGACGTCGTAAAGACGATGCGACCACCACCATGATAAAAGGATTGGCGTATAACGCTATCCTATCGGAAGCGCGATTCATGATGGATCGGGGGTACGCCACACCTGAAGAATATCGGGATGTGTATTTGTACCTCTACGAACCATACAAGACCCTCGGCGGAAATGGTGCTGCCGAACGGGTCATGCAAGAACTTGGGCGTCTACCAATGAAAGGAAATTCACATGCCCACCTTCATTCTGAACGACAAAGCTTACCAGATCACTAAATGGACGGTGATGATTGTCATGCCAGCTGTCATCACGCTTTGGATTACGCTAGCAAACATCTGGCATATTCCGCATGGTGATGCTGTAAGCGCAACGGCTACCGCAATCACGACATTTCTTGGTGTGATTACCGGTATTTCCACCAGGGCCTACAACAAGTCGGACGATCGTTTTGACGGGGTGATGACAGTTGAGGAAAAGGATGGTAAGCTGGTAAATACGCTCGAACTCAACAACCACCCGGTTACGCTTATGGACAAGGACGAGGCCACTTTCAAGGTCGACAACCAAGTCGTATAAAAAACCACGCTTATAGTGAGACATATGGATAGAAAGGAAAACACCATGTCTTTTACTGGCAAAAATGATCCCATTCAGGACGCAATCGACGCCCTACTTTCAGAAATGGAAGACTACTCAGGCGCAGATAAGGAATATGGAGACATCGCCGACAATCTGATCAAACTGACTGAAGCAGAACGAAACCGCTCGTTCCGCAAACTCAGTAAAGACACGATTTTCGTCGCTGCTGCTAACCTCATCAGCATCTTTGCAGTCACCCACTATGAACAGTTCGGCTTGATTTCCTCACGGGCAATCGGCATGCTACTACGACACAAGTAACATCATCCAAAACTCGCTATAAGCACTGACCGCAGTATTCACAAGATACTGTGGTCAATGTTTTCTTTCGTACAAAAAACTACGCTCTATATGAGACAGAAAGGAAACATTATCATGTTACGTTTTATTAAACGAGTATTCACATTCGACTTCTCATTTGTAGTAACAAATGAAGAAAAGGAAAAACTTGCCGCCACCGCGTGGGACGTTTTGATCGAAACCGATCGACGTTCCGACGTAGTAGGCGGCTTGCTGGACCATATCTTCTCCGACACAAAGGAGGTCGTATCGAACTAATTTGTAAATCGCATTGATCTAATCTTGATACCCTCAAGTCTAAACCCCATCGGCAAAACCGGGGTTTAGACTTTTTCAAAACGGAAAGGTATATTTCACGAATGGGTAAACATGATCTTGGTGGCCCATCGAATTGGAGATTCATCCTCAAGGTATGCTTGTTTGGATTGGTCTACGCAATTCTATTTCTGTCTGTCACGGTTTTTGCGGATTTCCTGTTCCATCAGTAATTCGTACAAAAAACCATACTATATATGAGAGATAGACTGAATCCCAGGACAAGGATCATATAGCAATATAAGTCGCAGTCTAAATCTCAGCTTTAATTTTTTATACCCTAAACCAGGGTATATACTTTTCATCATCGTAATCTAGAGAAAGGATTTTTACGATGAAAAACATTTTCCGTAAGACCGTCAAAAAGGTTCGTGAGACCGCCGCAAAAGTGTCTCGTACTGTGAAGGAACACCCTGAGGCAGCTGTGCTCGGTGTAGCAGCCGCGGTCACTGGCGTCGTATACGCTTGGGCTGCTCATGATTCTCGTAAGACTGTCAACTGGTTGAACAGCACCACAGAAACCGAAAACGTACAACCTATGATGTACAACGTGGAAGTTATTTTGGACGCTGTTCAAAATACATACAACGCTTACAAAGCTGGTTATGAAGCAGAACCAGAATCCGATCGTATCAACCTCGTGAAGTACGGATTTACCAGGAAAGACGCTTGGGTCTTGAGCGAACTCGGGTTGTGCGACGACGATACCCAAGTAGGTAAAGTGCATATGTTCTACCTCACCCCCGAAGAGAAGAAGCGTTTGGTGTGTGTGCCGTTTATTTGCAAAGAAAACCCTGATGCGTAATCCCGTCAAAGCTGTGGTACGGACGTACTACAAAACCAAACTTGGTGTAGCATTATTTGCATACGCCGTCAAAATCGCGCTGGAACTCAAGAAAGGAAAATAACCATGCGCAAATTCATCTTCAGATGTGGTCTCACTGCCCTAGCGATGTGGTGGGCGTTTGGACCTGTCGTGTCTGCTGCGAAACAACCGAAAACCAAGATTCAGCCGCTCAGCGTCGAAGAGCAGGGAGGCCAAGACGATCTGATGATTTTCCTGACCAAACTGGTTGGTTACATTCACGCAAATCATAACGATTTGCTGAATCGTCTCGTCGATGATATTCGCTCCGGCAAGCTCGACGTTGAACAAGCCGCAGACACCCTGTACGAATCCATGAAGAAAGAGGCATAATCGTGCGCACACTATTCAAAGTTCTTCTCGGGATCACTTTCACTGGTGTAGCCGCTAATTTTGTCTCTGCTAAGCTTGCCAAAAAAGCTGAAGCAGAGCTGGACGCCATTGTCGAGCAAATCACCGATATGGCAGTCGACGCATCCATGGAGTTCGTGGATGAAGAATACGCCGATCTTTGCGAAGATTGGAAGGAGGAAAAATAATGACCGTCAACGTTCATATCAACGCGAAACACAGCGCTAATTTCGCCGAGATCGTTACTGCCTGCTGTGCGGTACTCGGTCTCGGCTTGGCTGCGTATGCACTCACAAAAATGCAAGATGCAGCCGAAGACCTCAAACGTCCGTTCAAGGCGCTGAAACGCCGTTTCTTTAAGAAAGGAGAATAATCGTGAAACTTAACCGTCTCACGCGATTCATCACGAATCACAGTCAAATGGTGACGCTTGTCAGCGTTGCAACAGGCGTAGCTACCACCGCAGTCGCTGCTGGTAAGGGGCACGCAGCCGCTCAGGAGGTGATGAAAGAACTTCCCGAAGAATCGACATTTTTGGACAAGGCCAAGGCGACTTGGAAATACTATGTCCCAGCATGTCTTGCGGGTATTTCGACTGTCGCTGCCTTGGGCTGGGTTGCAGCGCTGGTAAAAGGTCGTGCTGACGATATGGAAACTCTGTATTTCATCACAGACAAGGCATATCGCAGTTACCGCACGGCTGCTGAAAAACAACTTTCACCCAAGAAGGCTGAAGCGGTCCACAAGGAAATCGCCGAAGAGGGTATCGCCAAGAACCCGAAGCCGACGACGCTGATTGTCACCGGTGATGAGTGTATTTGTTACGACTCATACAGCGACCGGTACTTCAAGTCAAATATGGAGACCATCAAAGCCGCTGTGAACACGGTGAATCATAAGATCATCACAGAGATGTATGCTTCTCTGACTGATTTTTATGATGAGGTTGGTCTGCCAGAAACGGCAGTCAGCGGGTATGTCGGCTGGAACACGGACGCATTAATGGAGGTGACGTATTCGTCAATTCTGTCCGATGACGGTAAGCCAGTTCTGGCTATTGACTTTTGCGCTGATCCCCTTAATGGATACGATCACCTTGTGTGACCATATCTTCGGTCCAATTTCAATGACTCAGGAGGAATGGTTCCATGATCGAAAAAACAATTAAGTACTACGATTTGCGTGGTAAAGAAGTAGAAGACACCTTCTACTTCAATCTGACAAAAGCAGAGGCTATGGGTCTCGCCTTCGACGATTTCGAGGGTTTGAAGTTTTCCCAAGTCTTGAAGTCCATCCAAGAAACGGAAGATGCACGTATTGTACTCTCCGTCTTCAAGACCGTTTTGCGTCAGGCAGTCGGCATGAAACAGGAAACCCCTCGCGGTGAAATCCTGGTAAAGCCGGACTGGTTGAAAGATTGGTTCACTGCCACTGATGCATATTCCGAGCTGTTGGAGGAACTGTTGACGGACCCAGATTATGCTGCGAAGTTCATCGGCGGTATTCTTCCGAAGGAATTGCAGAAGGAATTTAATCCCACAAATCTGCAAGACCTCTCCAAGGAAGAACTCCTGGCTCGGTTCAAAGAACTGAGCGAAAAGAAGGCCAATGAGTAATGAACGACCAAAAGTAGAACAGGTGACTACGGCGAAAGTCCTACCACCAAAGAAATCATTTTGGTCGGACGTTCTTAAGCCGTTTATTTTCGACACTGTTCTTCCCATCGTAAAACCGTTATTTAACGAAGGTGTTCGTGCGATCGGCGACGCCATCATGGATGCGGTTTTGAACGATGCTCGTCCTCAGCACCAGCCTCAACAACGGTCTAACACACCATATCACAGCTATTCACGTTCCACGACAACCGCGCGCAAACCTGTCGGGAACAATCGAGTAGCTCGTGTTATCTTGACAGACCGCCGTGAGGCTAGCAATATCATCGACAAACTGCAAGACATCATTGACCAGTACGAGGTGGCCACCGTTGCTGATCTGTATTCTCTTGTAGGACTCCCATCGAAATATGTCGACAATGATTGGGGTTGGGATGATATCGGCGCTCCGCGTACGGTGAGGGTAGACGGCGGTTTCCAACTCGTCTTGCCAGATCCTATTTTCCTCGATTCGTAACGAATCATATTCACACGCCCCACTCGCTTCTGTGGGTGGGGCACTCATACGAAAGGTATATTCGCCATGCTTAAGCTTGGTCGTGTATTCAACACGTTAAAAATGAAGACGCACAAGAACGCTCCTACCGCAGCAGTGTTCAGTGGCGTTGGTGGATTAATCACCGCTGCAACCTTGGCATCGAAGGCTACTCCGCAATTCCAGAAGGATTACGAAGCCGCCAAATTCTTGCAGAAAGAGCACGTCCGTTTCGTCAAGCTTGCCCGTGATAATAAGGGTGCTAAATACGGGAGTTTTGAAATCCTGTTCGACGGTGTTGACGTTCGGGACAACGAAGCGTTCGCAGAAAACTTCAAAGAATTATTCTGCGACGACAAGGGCATTGTGTGGTGCTCGAACGGTCGCGTCGTGTGGGAAACCGTCAAGAGCTATATTCCCATTGCTAAGGCAGTAATCAAGAACTACGGGCCTGCTTTCATTGTCGGTTCCCTGTCTGTGGCTAGCATTTTATGGGGCCACAACACCGTCGTCAAGCGGTTGCAGCAAACCACCGCAGCATTCAATACCGTGAAGGGTATGTATGAGTCCTACCGCGAAGAGGTCAAGGAACAACTCGGCGAAGAAAACGAAGCCGAGATTCTCCAAAAGGCCATGACCCGTGGTATCGAAACCAGCGAGAATGCTGTCATTTCTGAAACCAAAGACAGCGCTGTTATCAGCGTGCGCCTGAACGGTTATTCTCGGTTAGTGCGGGAGAAGGATAACGGCGAAAACGATGCTATTCAGGTACGTAACGAATTGGTTAGCGTTCAAAACGTAGCTAACGATATGCTTCGTGCTCGGGGTCATATTTACCTCAACGAGGTGTATGACTTGATTGGTATCCCTCGGGTTCCCGAAGGCAACATTGTTGGCTGGGTCCACAAAGACCACAACGGTAATCTTGGTTATGTTGACCTTGGTCTGTTCTACCAGACTAAGGACGCTTCCGAGAAGGATATCCAACTGGCAGACGTCGGCGTCATGATTTACCCTAACGTTCAAGGCATCATTTACGATCTGGTCTAAACGTGTCCAAACTTGATAAGATCATTTTCGCCGCCTTAGTGTGGACGAGTGGTTTTATCACTGGTATGTATTTCCGTCACTACCAGGCTAATAAAAGCTCGGTAGTGACGGAACAGACGCTCAGTGATAACGGTCCCTTCGGGGACGCCCCAGAATGTGAAACTGGGGTAAATTTTTTTGAAACTTCTATTGATGAAGAAGAACCAGTTGAAGAAACTCAACCGGAACCAGAACCTTTGACGGAGGAAGAAATGGCTGAAGACCTCACCAACCCTGATCCAGCGATCATTTCCTTGGCTGAATACAACCTGAACGCCTTGGCTCAAGACCAAATGCTGTATACTTGGTATACTACTGATCGTCTTATGGAAGATTCAGCGGGGAATGTCCTTTGGGAAGAGGATTACGAGGATATTGTCCCTGAGGAGTTTATCGAATACGGTGTCGAGACTGGTAAAGACGTGATTTATTTCCGCAACCCGGATTATCACAGCCTTATCGAGCTACGATTCGACAAAACTCCATACAAGGATAGCCCGTACGGTCAGATCAAATATATGATCTTGACCAACAACGATATCCCAATCGACGAAGACGGAGATTGTTATCGTGCTTGTTCGCTATAACGAAGAAACATATTTTCAATACCTTTGCGGATTGGTAAACTGGAAACCTTGCAAGAAGGTCTTGCGTCATCTTCACTCGGTGCCGTTCATGGCTTATATTGGTCTCGACAGTAACCGAGCTTGGGACGGGAAAGAACTCCGTCGCAATTTCCGTAATTCCATCAAGGATTACGACCTCTCTGACGGAGAGCTTATGGCGGAACGCTGCTCGATGTTGGAGATGCTTATCCCCTTGGCAAAGCGGATGACGGGGTTCACAGAAAACTCCGTCCCAGATGATTTCATGTGGTTGATGCGAAATATGCATCTCGATGATATGACCGATAACACGTATGACGAATCGTTTGTGCAGAAGCGCATCGACATTATCAATAATCGTACTTACGGGGCTTTCGGAGAGAACAGCCTATTTCCGCTCGACCGCACACCAGAGGGTTACGCGAAAAAATGGGATTCAGCAGAGCGTGAATTATGGGCTCAGCTGAACGAATGGGCGTGGCAACAGCACGGAGTTTTGTGGTGATATAAATGACTTCTTTGGACTTTATGCGTATTGCTACTAAGGAACAATCACCCCAGCAAGGCGGTGGGACGGTTCTATATCCTTCGTTTGTTGTGCGCCCATCAAAAGACCTTATGGTCAAAGGTAATTCGTTCTTTGCGATTTGGGATGAAGAGCGTGGTGTCTGGTCGACTGATAGTTATGACGTCCCTCGTCTGGTAGACGGTGTTCTGTATGCCGAAGCTGAAAAATACGATTCAGCGACGGTGAGTGGATTACAGAGCTTCGACAACGGGCGATGGACGAAATTTCAGCAGTATGTCAAGACACTAGGCGACAACTGGAAGCAACTCGACGAACGGGTTATTTTCGCGGATCAGCCTATTTGCAAAGAAGACTATGCTACAAAGCGTTTGAGTTATTCATGCGCAGAAGGGAGTCATGACGCTTGGGATGAGCTGGTAAATACGTTATATCGTCCTAACGAGGTCGATAAAATCGAGTGGGCCATTGGAGCTGTAGTAGCCGGAGAAGCAAAAACAATCCAGAAGTTTTTTGCTTTCTACGGTAAACCAGGTAGTGGTAAATCCACCATTATCGGTATCATCCAAGACATGTTCGAGGGATATTCTGGAGTATTCAACGCACGTGCCTTGGGGACAGCCTCCGCGCAATTCGCCTTGGAAGCATTCAAGTCGAACCCACTGATTGCTGTGGATCATGATGTTGATATGAACAACATCAACGACAACACAAAAATCAATGCTATTGTCTCGCATGAGCCGATGCTGGTGAACGAGAAACACAAATCCGCATATGCGATGAAGTTTAACTCAACACTCATTGTCGGCACCAACAACCCAATCCGTATTTCCGATGCTAAGTCGGGCCTTATCCGTCGTTTGATTGTGATTACATCCTCAGGCGACACTGTGGAAGCTCTGCGGTATCGGCATTTAATGGAACAGGTGAAATTTGAGTATGGCGCAATTGCTTATCACTGCTTGCAGAAATTCAAGAAGATGACGCGCCATTACTACGACAACTACAAGCCGATTTCCATGATGTATATCACGAACCCCATCATGTCGTTTGTGAACGAGGTTCAAGATGAGTTCATCGAAGAAAAGTACATCACGGTGACACAAGCTTACGCCATGTACAAAGAATGGTGTAAGGAAGTGGGTATTGAATATCCTGAACGGCGTCAGATATTTCAGGCAGAGCTTCAAAACTATTTTGAGGAGTTCTACCCTCGGAAGCGGTTCGCAAACGGAATGCGACTTCGGTCGGTGTTTAGCGGATTTAAGCCCGATATGCTTATGGAAGGTTACTTTGGTGCACCGGAAGGATACGAGGAAGAACCCGAAGAAACAGATTTGTGGAGCTGTCGGGAGTCTATTTTTGATGCTGAGTACGCTGGGATGCCGGCACAGCTTGCCAACTCTGAGGGGACGCCCTCAAAGCGGTGGGTGGATGTCGACACGGTACTAGGGACGATCAACACCTCAGAGCTACATTACGTCAAGGTCCCACAGAATCATATTGTGATCGACTTTGACTTACGTGATGACAATGGAAATAAATCTTTGACTAGGAACCTCGAAGCTATCAAGACCTTCCCTCCGACATACGGAGAGGTGAGTAAGTCTGGGGATGGTGTTCACCTTCATTATATTTATGACGGTGATGTGGATACACTAGCGCCACTGTATTCCGAAGGTATTGAGGTAAAAGTATATAAGGGAAATTCGTCACTGAGACGGAAATTCACCGTCTGTAACGGTATGCCGATAGCTCATATTAGTGGCGGACTCCCTTTAAAGGAGACTAAGATGCTTTCGACGAAGCAAATCCAATCAGAGCGTGGGTTACGTGAATTAATTGAGCGCAATCTTCGTAAAGAGATTCACCCGTCGACCAAATCGAGCGTTGATTTCATCAAGAAGATTTTGGACGATGCATATTCTTCTGGGTTAGTATATAACGTGGAAGACATGAAACCAGTCTTGCTGGGCTTTGCGGCAAAGAGTACTAACCATGCTTTATATTGCCTCAAGGAAGTCAAGACGATGCGGCTGAAGGGTAAGGACGCACCACAGCAACATATCGAGATCGAAGACAAACCCAAGAAGGGTCAGTTGGTATTTTTCGACGTTGAAGTGTATCCGAATCTGTTTGTCGTGTGTTATAAGCATGAGGGGTCAAACGCGGTTATTCCGATGCTGAACCCCACGCCTAAAGAGATCGAAGGGTTGCTGAAACACCAGCTCGTCGGTTTCAATAATCGTCGGTACGACAACCATATTTTGTATGCTCGACTCATGGGTTATTCCAACCAAGAGTTATTCGAGCTTTCAAGTCGTATCATCAACGATCGTGACCGCGACAGTATGTTCATCGAAGCATACGGGCTGTCATACGCTGATATTTACGACTTCTCAAGCAAGAAGCAATCGCTCAAGAAATTTGAGTTCGACCTTGGGATCAAACATATGGAAATGGAAATCCCTTGGGATAAGGAAGTCGGTGTGGGGCTTTGGCCGAGGGTAATTGAGTATTGTTCTAACGACGTCCGTGCAACCGAAGCAGTCTTCCATGACCGGAAGGCTGACTACGAAGCACGGTTATTATTGTCGGAATTGTCAGGACTTCCTGTCAATGACGTCACTCGTAAACACGTCGCTAAGATCATTTTCGGCGATGAGAAGAATCCTCAAGACGAGTTCGTCTACACCGACTTGAGTGAGATGTTCCCCGGTTATTCTTATGATGCCGGGGTTTCGACATATCGTGGCGAGACCACAGGAGAGGGGGGTTATGTTTACGCCGAACCAGGCATTTATGATGACGTGGCATTGCTGGATGTGGCTTCGATGCACCCTACGTCGATCGAGGAATTAAACTTATTCGGTCCATACACCGAGGTGTTCAGTCAAATCAAGCAGGCACGTCTTGCGATTAAGCATGGGGATTTGGACGCGGCTCGACAGATGCTGGGTGGAAAGTTGCGACCATTTTTGGAAGGTGGTAAGGACGAGCTCGACAACCTGTCATATTCGCTGAAGATTATTATCAACAGTGTCTATGGCTTAACGTCAGCAAAATTCGACAACCCATTCCGAGATATTCGCAATGTCGACAACATCGTGGCAAAGCGTGGAGCGCTGTTTATGATCGACTTGAAGCATTTTGTGCAAGAACAAGGTTTCACAGTCGCGCATATTAAGACAGACTCCATCAAGATCCCTAACGCCACGCCTGAGATTATTCAGGCTGTGACGGAGTTTGGTAAGAAATACGGCTATGAGTTCGAGCACGAAGACACGTACAAACGCATGTGTCTTGTGAACGATGCTGTATACGTCGCATATTCTACCGCGAAAGAAAAGTGGACCGCCACAGGAGCGCAATTCCAGCATCCAGTCGTTTTCAAGACGATGTTCTCTGGAGAACCAGTCACACTCGACGACTACAAGGAGCAGCGCTCTGTTACCAAGGGTGTTATTTGGTTGGGTGATTCGCCTGAGATGGATAATTCTTGGTGGCATGTGGGGCGGACCGCAAGCCTTGTGCCAGTTATTCAGGGTGGTAAGAACGCATATCGTGTTACCACCGATGACGGATTCAAGGCGCATTCAGTTGCTGGGACGAAGGGTTGGTTGTGGAAGGAGTCGTCAAAGGTCGAAAACCTTGATGAAGTGGATACCACATACGCCGACCATTTAGTTGAAGCGGCTATTGACCAGATCGAGCGGTTCGGAACATTTAAGGATTTCGTGACACTATGATCGGAGTATACCATAAGGTCACCCGTGAAAATCGCCGTATGCTAGCTTTGCGATACGGGTGGCCTTTTGGGTGCTCGTTAAACTCTCAGGGTATTGACGAGTACCATATCAACACACCAGACCGTCGTGCATATGTAGGCGACTATATTGTGCTCAGCGGCAAGACAGTCAAGGTATTGACTGAGACAGAGTTCAAGGCTTTAAAAGCCAAGAAAGGAAAACGACATGTTGCATAATGTCACGTTGAAGAACGTAAAACTTGTATTTCGTAATCTCGGCGGACGCCCATCCCAATACAACGCAGCAGGGCGTCGTAATTTCGCCATTGTCTTAGACAAGGCAACTGCCAAGGGTCTTATTTCTGATGGCTGGAACGTCAAGCGTTTTCGTCAGCGTGACGAAGATGTTGAACCTGACTGGTACCTCCCTGTCGAGGTTCGATACGGTCGTCGTAACCCCACCATCGTTTTGCTGAAGTCCAACGGTCGTGTCGACCTCGATGAAGATACCGTCGATATTTTGGACTACTGCGATTTGGAATTTGCCGATGTTGTGGTCCGTCCTTACGAGTGGGAGGTCAACGGCAAAAAAGGCGTCAAGGCATATTGCAAGACGTTATTTGCAACGCTTGACGAAGACGAGCTGGAGCGGAAGTATGCTTCGGTTCCTAAGGCTGATGATAATCGTGAAGACGAAGACCGTGATCCTTGGAATAGCAACCCGGTCCACACTGATATTGACGAGGAGGTGCCGTTCTGATGAAAGCCCCAATTCCTGAGGCATATACGCCTAATGATGTTTGGTTCGATCTTCTTGATGGTGTGGTGTTGTCTTGCGATACCGCAGCGGGGTTAGCCAAGTGGTTGGACGCTGAGTATTTCGAGCTGGAAGGTTTGCCGTGTATTCTCATTCCGTCACCCCGAGGGGATATTGTGGCTCGGTCGGGTGATATCGTTGCTAAAGACGCGAAGGGATTTGTGCGGGTGGTACGGTTACGCAAGAAGCTTCTGTCAGGAAGCCGTCCCACACCACTTGATGTATCCAATCGCGTTCGGTAGAGTATAGTATACAGCGTGGGATTCGTACAAAAAACCACGCTGTATATGGGAGATACCCACCTACTGAACAAGAAAGGTTCAAACCATGAACACCCAAACCGCTAACACCACTGTTACCGACGAGACCATCACCTACGCTGGCGTCGCAAAGCAGTTCGCTAAGGGCTTCGTCATGGGCGCTGTGCAAGTCACAGTCGCCTACGGCCTAGTCGTTGGTGCACTGACCATCGGCGCAACCGTTGCTGAACGGCTTTTCCGGTAAGTGACAAACGGATCAGTTCATACTGACCATTCCACAAAGGAATAATCCCTAGGATTAAACCTCGGACCAAAAACCGGGGTTTAATTTTTTCTGAAATCTCGTACAAAAAACCACCCTCTATATGAGATACCCCTACGAGTTAAGAAAGGCTCACTGTCATGTCTGACAATCTCGCAAACATCGCTGACTCTAACAGCACTTCCCTCGAAGCCTATAATGGCGAGGAAACCGAATCCCAAACGACTTCAACATTGAAGAACGCTGGTAATCTGGCACTCTCTGCATTCGTTGCAGGGTGCGTTGGATACACCTCCGTGAAAATCTTTGAAGGAGCCTCGAAGAAGATTTGCAAATTCCTCAACAAGAAGGCAGACGACAAGGAAGCGTTCGACAAAGCAGTCGAAGCGAAAGCACGCGAAATGGTTGCAGAAGCATTGGCAAAACAAGCCCAAGCTACTAAACCCGAAGAACAACCTCAAGAACTAGAAGGAAAGGAGTAACACCCTATACCTCGGCTTAAAAACCGAGGTATACTTTTTTCTCACTCGTACAAAAAACCATGGTATATATGAGAGATACAACCTACGAGTAAGAAAGGCTCATCATGCAATCTCAAACCAACACTCAATTCATCGACCAATTCTCTGAAGAAGAACTGGAGCAGCTGAAGAAGAATGTTGCCAAGGAGATCATCCGTTCAATCGGAATCTTTGTTGGTGGACATATCTTGATCGCTGTTGCCGGACACTTCCTCAAGAAGCACTTCGGTGAGTAATCTGGTACAGATTCATACTGACCATTCCACAAAGGAATAATCCCTAGGATTAAACCTCGGCTTAAAAACCGGGGTTTAATTTTTTTCTAAAATTTTGAAAGGAGCTATTATGCTGCACTTATGTGTCCGTCATAAAGACGGTTACGAGATCGAAGTATTAGTCAACGAGTACACACAACATATTGCCTCTTGGCTTATCGGTTCGTATCTCACCACAGAAAAACGAGATCGAAATGTTTTGCGGTGGCTTGCTGATGCAGCCCTGCTAGAGTATGGAGAATACGAATACCGCGATATCGAGACAGCGCAACGTATGCTTTTTGTCTTACCTATGTCGGCACCTCTAGGACTTCCAGAGGTTCTCGGGCTGTTTGATACATTATCGTCAAAAGATGTTCATCCCGCGTGCCGTAAGGAAGCAGCCAAAGAAATCCGCGCGTTCATCAAAAAGGAGTTATCATGACTGACAACGTCAACCATCCCAAACACTACACCCGTTTCAAAGGTGTAGAAGTCATCGACATCACGGAACAACTGAATTTCAACCGTGGTAATGTTGTAAAATACGTCACGCGAGCTGGTGCAAAGGCTGGTAGTGACGAAAAGGAAGATCTGCGCAAGGCCGAATGGTATTTACGCCGAGAAATCAAGCGTCTGGGCGGAAAACCGGCAGCCAATCACCCCACCGAATTACGTCACACTGACGAAAAGAAAGTCTTGTATGGGGTTTCCAAGGATATTGAAAAGGTCATCCAAGCAAGTGATCTTCCCACGCACCTGAAAATGTCTATGAGTGAAGTTTTGCATGGTTTGAATTTCGCCTTGGGTTACCGGAAGAACCGGGATTTTCCGAAGCAGTTGATGATTTTCCCGACTGGTACGGACGGGCGATATCAGGGTGTGGTAAATTTGATGGTTGAAGCGGCTGCTAAACCCGCGGACCGTAAGGAAATCGCCTTGACTGAAGCGAAAGGAGTTATTGAAGAGATGCTACGAGAGGTTCAAAAGAAAGGAGACGATGATGTATAACAAATCCGCTGACGACATCCGCTATGTCTATCCAGAGGATGGTCCCCGCGAGCTTGTGGTCGTTACCGAAAATCTGGAAAAGCCTTGGGTTGCCGTTGACGAGGCTTTGGAGAAAGTTGGTATTTCTCGGACGGACATCATCAAGACCGAGTATTCATATCTGCATGACGAAGAGAAAGGACGGTTCATCGAATGTCGTATGAAACTAGCGTAGACCAGTGGGACAAAGACTGGCAACCGCCAAACATTCAAAATGTAATGCATCAGGAAATCATTGAAGAGCTAGCAAGGGCTGAGAAATGGGGCGTGCGTCGGCAAGAGCAAATCGACCATACTGTCAAGGCTTTGAATCTTCTTGAGGAGCGTCTTGACAAGCTCAAGAAAACTCAACGAATCGAAAAACTACGAGCAAGGGATGGAAGTTGGCCATGAGTGAATACAAGAACATCATCGAGATTTTGGAAGCTGCTGCTGACGAAGACAACTCTTTGGAAGAGAAATACATTTTCCTTCGGAGCGCGTATTCTCAGGTCATGAAAGAGATGGATAAGGTTCGGCTAAAGCTCGACAAGGAACGTGTCGCGGCTATTAAGGACGATAAAGAAAAGCGTCGGATGGGCCGCGAATCCTTCTTGGTGATCGTACTGACGAGGTTGGTGTGACGCATTTCAAAGTCATCGAAACTATGGCTGGCGATGCGGCAGTTTGTCAGTACGCTGCTGACCGATATGTGATTTTGCAGAAGATCATGCACCAGGTTTCCGAGTTAGCCTCGATTCTGTAGTGCAAAACAGCTATCCCTTTCGTACAAAACGGAAGGGATACTTTTTTTTTACTCCGATCCCCCGTTTGGGGGTATACGAAAGGATGATAATGAGCATTGAATTATTCCCACATCAAGCAAAAGCTGTGAAACTTATGAAAAATGGCACGATTCTTTGCGGAGGGGTGGGTTCTGGCAAGTCTTTTACGGCTTTGGAGTATTTTGTCAGGAATGAAAAGGGTCGTAAGCTGTATATTATCACGACAGCCAAGAAACGCGACAGTCTTGAATGGCGTAAGGATTGCAAGACGTATGGCGTTGAGGTGGAGAAGGTGGATTCTTGGAATAATATTGATAAGTATAAGAACGTCAAAGGAGCGTTTTTTATCTTTGATGAACAGCGTGTCGTCGGTCGAGGGCTTTGGGCAAAGCGGTTTGTGAAAATTGCGAAGAATAATCATTGGATCATGCTGAGCGCTACGCCTGGGGATACTTGGCGTGATTACACTGCTGTATTTGTGGCTCGGGGGTTTGTGAAGACATTTACCGAGTTTGACCGTGAGTATTGTATTGTGACTCGGTGGGGTGGTTTTCCTAAAATTGAGGGCTACAGGCACGTTAGACGGCTTGAGAAGTGGCGAGATGATGTTTTAGTCGACATGCCTTTTTCAAGGCGCACAACGCGCTGTGAGAGGCGAATTTGGTGCCATTTTGAGGTGTCTGTGTATCAGGAGGCTTTTAAGAAACGTGTGGTGCCTTGGACGGGGGAGCCTATGAAGAACGCTGCGCAGCTTGGGTATGTTTTGAGGAGGGTTTGTGGGACTGATAAGAGTCGTATTGACGAGTTTCAGAAGCTTTGGGAGAAGCATCCGCGGTTGATTTGTTTTTACAATTTTGATTACGAGTTGGAGATTTTGCGAGAGATTTGCGGAGATGTTTTGAAGGAGTGGAACGGTCATAAACACGAACCGGTTCCTGAGGGAGATCGGTGGGTGTATGCGGTTCAGTATACTTCTGGGTCCGAAGGGTGGAATTGTATTGCGACGGACACGATTGTGTTTTGGTCGATGCCTTATTCTTATAAGAGTTTTGAGCAAGCGAAGGGTCGTATTGACCGACTGGATACTCCGTTTGAGACTCTGAATTACTATATTCTTTGTAGTAACTCTTCTATCGAGAGTGCAATTTGGGCCACTTTGAAGGAGAAGAAGAATTTCAACGAATGGGGGTTCTTGTCAGCACGTTTGAAGTACTTTGGAGAGGACCATTACATTTTCGGAGGGCCCAAAAATCCAGTTTTGGAAAGTGGGTCTTGACCTGGGGTTATGACCGTTTTTGAAAAGGCCCACTTTTCTGTGAACTTTTTGGCCCACCCTAAAAACATGCCTTGAGCTGGTTGTTTGTACCACTTTGGCCCATTATTATATATATTATATATAATAATATATAATAGTAGTAATGTGGCAATGGGGACCGGCTGTACCAGGACAAACAAAGAATTTTAAATAAAATTAAAAATTTTTGAGCCAATTTTGAAATTTTTGGGCCACCCGAGTCAAAAACACCCTCTGACCAGGGCGTTTACCGCAAAACACCCTGGCCCGTTTTGTTTCAGGCTTTTTGGGTCTCTGGTAAAACACCATTCTAGCAGGGCGTTTAGTTGTTTAACTCAACCCATCGGTGAGGAGCCTTTTTCAAGGTATACGGACCAAAGCGGTCCGAGGCATGTTTTTGTTACTTAGATCACACTTTTAGGTGAGTATCGAATGTGATAGGGGTGCGAATTTTTTTTTATATCCTCTGACCTGGGCTTTTTCAGAGCTCGTACAAAAAGTATTTTTCTGCAAGGCTCTGACCAGGGCATTCGTACGAATCGTACAAAAAACTAGGGTGTATATGGATAGAAGAGGCAATTTTTCTGTCCTTTAATTTTTACTGTACTTTCCCCTAGGAGGATTCCATGAAGGAAAGCACATACCAATCAGGATTGATAAAACGAATCAAGGCCCGGTTTCCAGATTGTATCATTCTGAAGAATGACTCGTCATACATTCAAGGCATTCCAGATCTCTTGATTCTTATTGGTAAGCGATGGTTCGCTCTTGAAGTGAAACGTGGACGCACGGCTTCGCATCAACCGAACCAAGACTACTATATTGAGAGAATGCATGGAATGTCCTACGCCTCGTTCATTTATCCTGAGAACGAAAAGGATGTACTCAATGATATTCAACAAGCATGTGAATCTTGAACACGATCATGCATTTCTCAGCCCGAGTCAATGGCATTGGCTCAACTACGATGACGCAAGGTTTGATGATCGTTTTCGAACCAAGCAAGCCGCAGAAATGGGAACCCGTCTTCACGAGTTTGCGGCTGAGGCAATACGCCTTGGCATCAAGCTCCCAAAGAACGGATCAACGCTGTCGACATATGTGAACGACGGTATTGGTTTTGGAATGAACCCAGAACAAATCCTATACTATTCTGACAACTGTTTTGGTACCGCAGACACCGTTTCCTTCAAAGCTAATAAGCTGAGGATTCATGATCTGAAGACTGGACGAGTTCCAGCTTCACACAATCAGCTACTTATCTACGCAGCGATATTCTGTTTAGAGTACAATTTTGACCCATCCACTATCAGGATTGAAACTCGCATTTACCAGTCTGACGATGTGCGGATAAAGCGTCCAACACCAGAAGAAATCACAAGTATTATGGCAAAGATTGTATACTTCGACGAGAGACTACAAAACTTGCGTAAACAGGATGGATAATTTCCATGGTGCACATTATTGACGACTCTGAATATTTAGCCCACGTTGGTAAACCACACGAGGGCTCTAAACCACATTCAGGTCGATATCCATGGGGCAGCGGCAAGGACCCTTCCGCCACCCCAAAGTCATTTCTTGACACTGTAGCAATCATGAAACGCGACGGGATGTCACAAACCGATATTGCAAAGCAACTCGGTTTTAAATCTTCTGTCGAGCTTCGTGACCATATTACTCTTGCTCGTCATGAACAGAAGATTCAAGAGGTAGCTGCCGTCAAGAAATATAAGGCCAAAGGATGGTCGAACACCGCTATCGGTGAGAAGCTAGGCATTTCTGAAGGCGCTGTACGTAAATACTTATTACCCACAGCACTTGCAAGACAGGAAGCGCTTATTCAAAACAAGCAAGCCTTAAAAGAGCGCGTCGACAAGACAGGCTACCTTGACGTTGGGAAGGGTACTGAAGCACTCATGAAAATTAATGAGTCGCAGAAGAAAAAAGCCCTCCGTGCGTTGGAGCTCGAAGGCTACGTTATTTTGAATTTGCGCGAACGCTCTGCATCAACAGGGGAAGCGTCATTTACTACAGTCCTCGCAAAGCCTGGTACCACCAAGCAAGAAGCATATCGTCATCTCAAGGACTTGAGTTCATTTTCAGGTCCATTGAAAGATAAGGAGGGAGCGCCGTTAGGTATTGTCGCTCCTTTAGCTATTGATCCAAAGCGTCTCCGTATTAACTACGGCGGTGAAGGCGGTGAGAAAGCTGATGGCGTTATTTATCTTCGTCCCGGTGTGAAAGACATTTCCATTGGCGAGAACGCATATGCTCAAATCCGTGCGCAAGTCGGAAAGGGCCATTACCTCAAAGGTATGGCGGTATATCGTGATGACTTGCCTGACGGAGTTGATTTAGTATTTAACACCAACAAGGATCGTTCGGTACCGGTCCTGGGAGACAAGAAGAGTGGTAGTATTTTGAAACCCCTTCGAGATGACCCGGACAATCCATTTGGCGCGACAATCAAATATCAACTCACTGAAGGCAGCGGGCGAAACCGTCGTGCTATTTCTGCTATGAACATCGTGAACGACGAGTCGGATTGGGATAAATGGAGTCGAAATCTTCCATCCCAATTCTTATCGAAGCAACACGAGGCTACAGCAGAACGTCAGCTAAAAATAACTCGGGATTCGATGGCTTCTGAACTTTCACAAATCAAGAGCCTGACAAATCCTATTGTGCGCGCTTCTTTATTAGAGAATTTCGCAGAAAATGCAGACAGTGCAGCTTCACATCTTAAAGCCGCAGCGCTACCGAGGCAGAAGACACATGTGTTACTTCCATTACCCTCGATAGATCCTACACGCATATATGCCCCGAACTACCGTCAAGGAGAACGAGTGGCGCTTGTACGATTTCCGCATGGTGGCACCTTTGAGATTCCAGAGCTTATTGTCGACAACACAAATAAAGAAGGCCAAAAAATGATTGGTAAACGAGCCAAGGCTGCTGTGGGTATTCACCACTCAGTTGCGGAGCGTTTATCAGGGGCTGATTTTGACGGTGATACTGCCTTGGTTATTCCGACCCGAGGCGCACGCCTAAAAATAACGAACGCTCTTAATGGGCTTCGTAATTTTGACCCTCACACAGAATATAAATACCACGAAGGTATGCAAGTCTTACCCAAGGGCCGTGTAGGCACTGAGATGGGGATGATTTCTAACCTTATTACGGATATGTCTGTGAAGGGGGCCAACACGGATGAGCTAGCACGGGCTGTCCGCCATTCTATGGTTGTTATTGATGCTAACAAACACAAGCTCGATTATAAACAGTCATATGTGGATAATGATATTGCCTCACTCAAGGCTAAGTATCAGGGCGGTCCACGCAAGGGTGCCTCTACCATCATTTCTCGTGCCTCAGCAACGGTTCATATTCCAGAGCGTCGCTTGGCATATAAAACTGAAGGCGGGCACATTGACCCCAAGACAGGGAAGCTGCGTTATATTGATACAAACAAGACCCATGGTGTAAAGACCCGTACTGGTGAGTGGGAACAAGCACCCAACCACCAGAAGGTCACTCGCATGAGTCTTGCTGATGACGCATATTCTCTTACATCAGACGCACCATCACCTATGGAGCGGATCTACGCACGCCATGCTAACGAGCTCAAGGCTATGGCTAACGATGCACGTCTGGCAGCGTACCGTTCTGAGCCGATTCCATATTCTGCTAACGCTAAGCGTGTGCATATTGATGCTGTGCGGTCTCTCGATGCTAAGCTGGCTTTGGCTAAGTCCAACGCTCCTCTAGAGCGTCAGGCCCAACGCATGGCAAATCTACAAGTGCGCGCTAAAGTAGAAGCCAATCCAGGGCTAGACAAGGATGATATTAAGAAGCTAAAGACACAAGCTCTTATTGGTGCACGCGCAGCAACAGGAGCTAGCAAGCATCGTATTCAGCCTACTGAGGAAGAGTGGAAAGCTATCCAAGCTGGCGCTATTTCTACTACGAAGCTGAAGGAGATCATGGCTCAAGGCGACATGGATCATATTCGTGAACTCGCTATGCCAAAGGAACAGCGTGCACTACCACAGCGGCAGCAGACGGCTATCAAAAATATGCAATCACGGGGATATTCTCAAGCGGCTATCGCTGAAGCCCTAGGTGTGTCTGTGTCTACGGTCAACAAGTATATTTGACATATTCTCTAGAAAGCTATATTTTCATGAGCCGTGAAGTATATTTGACGACGACCGATAACCCATACCATCCTGGCGACCAGTTCGCTGAGTGGTATAATTTTGATATTCTGCACGGCTATGATAGTATGGGATATTTGGATCGTGTGCTAAATACTACTGATTCGCTAGGACCTCATATTTTGGACGAGGATATTGAGCGAGCTATCGACGATATTGTACGTTATAATTTGTCGGGAGTTCACACAAAAATGATCGTCGAAAATAACAAACCCCCCGTCTATATTTAAGGGGGGAGGGGGTCTTCGCGCAACATACCCCCCTACTCGCTCGCCCCCCGCCTGGGAAAAGCACCAGAAAGGGTGTTCTAAAGGGCGGACGGGGGCTATAACTACTCTGAAACGAGGTGAAACAGGTGTCCAACACACCAAAACGACGCCGAAAGCCGGCTCAAACGGTTGAGGACCGAGAGAACGAGCTCGTCAAGAGCGCCACAGACCTCGCAGCTCAACAATTGCGTGACGGTACGGCATCGCCATCGGTCATCACGCACTTCTTACGCTTGGGTTCCGTTCGTGAACAACTCGAACGACGCAAGTTGTTGAAGGAGAACGAGATGATGGATGTGAAGATGGCTGCCATCGAAGCTAACGAACGCCGTGAACAGGAGTACGCAGAGGCCATCAACGCTCTCCGAAGGTATAAAGGTGAAACCCTCGAATAACTCCCCCAAGACATACCACGAGATGCTCCAATACATGACTCTCGAAGATCGTATTCGGTATCTCCGTCTTGGGGGAGCGGTGAGTCACGCCACCTTCGGCGGAAAGCGGATGGCTAACCAAGACTTCTACAAGTCACGTGAGTGGGCACAAGCCCGCAATCATGTGATCTCACGAGATAACGGCTGCGATTTGGCGCTGTCCGACTACCCAATCTTGGATCGGATACTGGTACACCACATAGTACCAATAACCATGCAAGATTTGGCAGAAGGTTCAGACAAACTATTAGATCCTGAAAACTTAGTATGCGTGTCTCACAATACACATAACCTCATCCACTACGGAACTGAGGATACCACACCAAGAGAGTATCAGGAACGACAACCGGGTGACACAAAACTCTGGTGAAAGGAGATAAGATGACCCGACGAACCCCAGAACAATACGATTGGGGTACACTTGAATTTGATGAAACACTACTAGATTTACACTACACCCCACACGGCTTCCGAACGATTAAGTTTACGGTCATTCATCACATGACTGTTGTTGACCGAGATGGAAACGGACCGGATACCCTAGATGCTTGCTTCAATATCTGGCAAGATCGAGAAGCTTCTGCACATTACGGTGTGGACCATGACAAGGTTCGTCAGTATGTGTACGATTCCGATATTGCTTGGGCTACTGCTAATGCAAATGGCAACAACCATGGTATCTCTATTGAGCATGCTAATAGCACAGGCGCCCCAGATTGGCGTGTCGATCCTGAGACGATGGAGACCGGTGCAAAACTTGTCGCCCACCTCCACAAGTTCTACCGACTCGGCCGACCCGAAATCGGAGTGAATGTTTTCCGCCACATGGACTTCTTCGCTACCGGTTGCCCCGGTCCGTTCCTTGGTGGAAGCCAGTATCACAACTACGTCAACCGTGCTGCTCAGATCTACGATGAGATCACCGGTGCAAAACCAGCTGGTCCCGTGCCACTACCTACCCCGAAGGTTCGTCCTTCGCAAGACGAGGTAGTCAACATGGTGATCCGAGGCCAGTACGGCAACGGCGCAGAACGATTCCAACGGTTGCAGCGTGAGGGGTGGGACCCGCTGGAGATTCAGCGGATCGTGAACGAACGGCTGTCATGATGGGTGGTGCTTTACAAGACGTGAAGAAACTCCTCAATGTCCCCGCTGACAACACGGACTTTGACGTGGACATTAAAAGCTTGATGAACTCCTCGCTAGCAGTGGTGTTCCAAGTTTGCCCCGCCATCAAGAAAGCGAGTCCCGTTGTCTCGGGGACTGAGGAATGGTCTGAGCTGTATGACATCGACGCACCCAAAACTACGACTCCGCGGAACATCATCGCAAGTTTCATCGAGACGTTTGTGACTATGGATGCTCGGTTGAAGTTTGACCCGTCGATTAATACAGCGGTGAAGGAAGCCCATCAAGCTTGCCGAGATGAAATGATATGGAGGTTGAGTGTTGTTTGAGTTAACACCCCAACGCCACGATGAACTCTATCACTACGGTGTCCCCGGTATGCGCCGAGGAGTTCGCAAAGACCGTCGACGGGGTAAGAAGAAGCGTAAGAAGTGGCGTGATTTGACGATTCAACAACGTCACGACATTATTCAGAAACATGTTCGTCGGGCTAAGCTCGCTTACAACGTCGGTTCTGTTGCTGTTCCTTTAGCCACAAGCGCCGCTCTCCTCGGGTATGCTCACTACAGGGGTAAGAAACTTAAAGAATCTCGGTTAAAATTCGGCGGTAAGCGAATGATGAATGCCACGGAACATCTGAAGACTCCGTTCACTGATGTGTCACCGAAGATTCCGAAGAACTGGCGTTCGGGTGTTTCCAATAAACGTAAAGTTTACAACGTAACGACGTTGCACTCTGATGACCATACACCCGAACTATACCACTATGGTATCAAGGGCATGAAGTGGGGTCGTCGGAAAGGTTTGCGTTTAAGTTTGCACCGAAAACCAAAAGTCCGGTCCAAAGAGCGTAAGCATTCTGACGCTCTCGCTGGCAAGGTGAAGAAGACTGGCGTAACTTCACTTTCTAACAAAGAGCTTCAGACGTTAACCCGCCGAATGCAACTGGAGAATGACTATCGACGAACCGCAGACAATCCCTACAAGACCCGAGCTCGACGTAAGGGTGAAGAAATGTTCTGGAAGGGAGCTGGTGCCGTGGGCGGTATTGCTCTTGGCACATTCGGTACAATCGCAGCTCAAAACCTGAAGAGCAAAGATCAGAAGAAACGTATCGCAGCAGGTCTCAAAGTTGCCAAAGCTGTGACTGGGTGGTAGTGAATGGCTCTATCGAACACTGCCACCCCAAAGTATTACGGTATTTTCCGTGAGAAAGTACTTCGGGGCGAGATTCCAGTCTGTAAAGAAATCTCGATGGAGATGAACCGTATTGACGCGCTGATAGCAGATCCGAAGTATTACTACGACGATACTGCTATCGACGGGTTTATCGAGTTTGTCGAAGCCGAGATGACTCTTACCGATGGTTCTGATGTGTTCGTCATGGATTCGTTTAAACTCTGGGCGGAGCAGCTGCTGAGTTGGTATATCTTTGTTGACCGGTCGGTCTACGTTCCACGTCCTGGGAATCGTGGGGGTCGGTATGTTCGCAAGCGTGTGAAAAAGCGTCTTACGCTCAAACAATACGTTATCGTGGCTCGTGGTGCCGCTAAGTCGATGTACGCTTCGTTTCTACAAGCGTATTTCCTTACTGTCGACACCACAACTACTCACCAGATTATTGTGGCCCCCACGATGCCGTTGGCTACAGAAACAATCCAGCCGATCAAGACTGCAATGATCCGCTCTAAAGGACCATTGTTTAAATTTCTTTGTATGGCTGGCTTCACACCTCAAGCGGCTGGTCGAAAAGCCGAGAAGAACAAACTCGCCCCCACTAAACGTGGTATCGAAAACTTCTTGACTAACTCGCTGCTTGAGGTCCGACCGATGCGTATTGACAAACTTCAGTCAATGCGTACAAAGGTAAACACCGTCGACGAGTGGCTTTCAGGAGATGTGAAAGAGGACGTCATCGGCGCCATCGAACAGGGTGCTTCCAAGAATGAGGATTATATCATTCTCGCTATTTCGTCGGAAGGTACTGTTCGTAACAGCGTCGGCGACACCATCAAGTTGGAACTCCAAGACGTTCTGAAAGGCAATTATCTAGCCCCGCACATTTCGATTTGGCACTACCGTCTTGACGACGTCAAGGAAGTTGCTGACCCAGCTATGTGGGTGAAAGCGAATCCGAACATTGGCATCACGGTAACTTACGAGACATACCAGAAAGACGTAGAACGAGCGGAACAAGTCCCCGCCGCACGAAACGACATCCTAGCGAAACGCTTCGGTATTCCCATGGAAGGGTACACGTATTTCTTCACTTACGAAGAAACGTTACCACACGCAAAGAAACAATATTGGGGTATGCCATGTTCGATGGGTGTCGACTTGTCACTCGGGGATGACTTCACTGCGTTCGCGTTTTTGTTTCCCCTTCAGCGGAGTATGTTTGGTGTGAAGACTCGATCTTATATCACCGAACGAACGCTGATGAAGCTTACTACTGCTCGGCGTCTGAAGTACGAAGAGTTCATCGAGGAAGGCACATTAATTGTCATGGACGGCACCGTGTTAGACATGATGCAAGTCTATGACGATCTGGATGCTCATATCCAAGAGTGTCAATACGACATTCGTTCTGTTGGGTATGACCCGTATAATGCGCGTGAATTTATCGAACGGTGGACGACCGAGAATAGTGAGTGGGGAGTCGAAAAGGTCATCCAAGGTGCCAAAACAGAATCCGTCCCACTCGGCGAGTTGAAGAAGCTTGCGGAAGATCGTGCGTTACTCTTTGACGAAGCGCTCATGACATTCTGTATGGGGAATGCTATCGTCATGGAAGACACAAACGGTAACCGCAAGATTCTAAAACGACGCTATGAAGAAAAAATTGACAACGTAGCGGCTCTCATGGACGCTTACGTTGCGTACAAGCTAAATCCTGACAGTTTTGAATAGGAGGACATATGACAAACATGGAATTATACCACTACGGCATCAAGGGTATGCGATGGGGTCATCGCAAAGCACGCCCTACGATGTCTGGTGCCGCACGAAGCGCACGACGGAAGCGGATTGCAAAGCGTGTCGCTCTCGGTGTCGGTGCAGCAGCTGGTGCAGCAGCTTTGGGGTATGGTGCTTATCGGGGTAAGAAGTATATTAGTACACCACATGGCGCCGCGCACCTTATGGTCGGCGCGTTGCGCGCGCAACAAGGTGTTGACCGTGTTGGTGGTGCAGCACGGAAAGCCGGTAGCGCAGTTGGTAGTTATGCGTTAGGCGGCAAACATTCTTCACGACGGGCTGGTCTTAAAGCAGCCGGTGCCGCAGCTCGAAGCGCTGGCAGCGCAATCAAGACGCGAGCTAAAGACGCTAAGGACGGCGCACAAATCATCGGTTATGGTGCTCGGTACGCTGGTGGCGTTCTCGGTAAGCGAGCCGGTGCCGCAGCTGGATCAGCAGCTCGA